CTGGCCGTGTCCTTCAAAATCCTGTCCGGTGAGTTCAAGAACCAGCGCCTTTTCATGAACCGTGTCCTTTACGGCACCAAGAATGACAAGAACATGATCGCTTCCGCCATGGGCTTCCTTGAAAAGCTGGATTCCGGTGTTCCTGTCAGCTTCACCAGCTACAAGCAGTTTTCCCAGCTTGTTCTTGATGTGGCGGAAGCCATTGATGGAAACTTGGAATATGCGGTGGACTATGATGATTCCCGCTTCAATTCCATCACCGTTGATGAAGTTTTCGAGGTTGAAAACTGAACCAAAATTTTTTACAATAAGTGTAGGCAAATAGTCTACTGCAAAACAACTGTTGTCTACTTGAAAGTTCACTTTCAAGCCGGGGCGAAAGCCCCGGAGTGGCCCCAAGTGAAAGCCTTCCCGTGGCGGGGCTGATAAGGCGGCAACGCTGACCGATTTCACAAAAGCTGAAAGGATGTGAGTTGATGATCTTCTATGATTTTGAGGTTTTCCGGTATGACTGGTTGGTTGTCCTGATCGACCTGAACGCCCGGAAAGAAACCGTGATTATCAATGATCCCGACAAGCTGAAGCGTTTCTATGAGGAACACAAGGGCGTGATTTGGGCCGGTTACAATTCCCGGAACTATGATCAGTACATCCTAAAGGCCATTCTGTGTGGGTTTGATCCAAAGCCTGTGAATGATTGGATCATTGCAGAGGACAAACCCGGTTACAGATATTCAAGCCTGTTCAGGGAATACCCGCTGATCAATTATGATGTGATGCCGAACCCGCCAATCAGCCTGAAGGCGCTGGAAGCGTTCATGGGCCATTCCATTAAAGAAACTTCTGTTCCCTTCGACATTGACCGGCCTTTGACTGAAGCAGAGTTGGCCGAAACGGTCAAATATTGCCGCCATGATGTGGAACAGACGGTGGAAGTGTGGTTAAGGCGGAAAGAAGATGAATTTGATGCCCAAATGTCACTTGTGAAGGCGTTCCACCTTCCCATTTCTGACATTGGCCGCACCAAAGCACAACTTTCCGCCAAAATCCTTGGGGCCGTTCAAAGGGAACACAATGATGAATTTGAAATTGAGTTCCCGCCCAGCTTGCGGATCGAAAAATATACGGAAGTTTTGAATTGGTACAAGAACCCCTTGAACCGTGATTATTCCAAAACCCTTGAACTGGAAGTGGCCGGGGTTCCCCATGTGTTCGCTTGGGGTGGCCTTCATGGGGCCATTCCCAAATATCACGGGGAAGGTTGGTTTGTCAATGTGGATGTGGCTTCCTATTACCCGTCTTTGATGCTGGTTTATAAGTGGCTTTCCCGTAATGTTCACGATCCTTCCAAGTATGCGGAAATCTACCACACCCGCCTGAAGCTGAAGGCGGAAAAGAACCCCATGCAACAGCCTTATAAAATCGTTCTGAACAGCACCTATGGCGCTATGAAAGATAAGCACAACGCCATGTATGACCCCCGGCAAGCCAACAATGTTTGTGTGGGCGGTCAGCTTCTTCTTCTGGATTTGATTGAACGGCTGGAAGATCATTGTGAAATCATCCAGAGCAACACGGATGGTATTTTGGTCAAACTTCGCCGGTATGAAGATTTTGAAATGCTGGACGATCTGTGTTGGGAATGGGAGCAAAGAACCGGGATGCGCCTTGAATTTGATGAATTTCAAAAGGTGTATCAGAAGGATGTGAACAATTACATCATTGTTCCTTCCGGGCCGCTTCGTGACGAAAAAGGGAAACCCCGCTGGAAGTGCAAGGGTGCCTATGTCAAAAAGCTGTCTGATCTGGATTATGACCTTCCCATTGTCAACCGGGCCATTGTGAACTATTTCCTTCATGGGATCAGCCCGGAAACAACCATCATGGAATGTTCCAATCTTCGAGATTTTCAGAAGGTTGTGAAGGTGTCCAGCAAGTACAAATATGCCCTTTATTCCCCGATGATTACGGAAGCCAAGATCAGGGATGAAAAAGGCCGTTCCAAGAAAATCACCCGCTTCAGCGGTGGTGAGGTTCAGACGGATAAAACCTTCCGGGTGTTTGCTTCCAAGGATCAGAGCAAGGGCGGAATCTTCAAGGTTTCCGGGAAAATCGTCAAGGGCCGGGAAAAGAATCCTGAAAAGTTCGGCAACACCCCGGATCATTGTTTCTTCATCAATGATGATGTGACCAACCTTCCCATCCCGGATGAACTGGACAAGCAATATTACATTGATGTTGCTTGGGATCGCCTGAAAGATTTTGGGGTGGAACGATGAACAATAAAACCTTTCGGGGGGGGGAGCGTTGAAGCATGGAACTGTTTAGGGGCTATGTGCCTACCAGAAACAAACAATGCCTTGAAAAGTTCAAAGGCGTTGAAAAACTGAAAACCCGTTCTGAAGTCCAAGACCTTGATGAATACGCCGGTATTCTTGGGGAAGAAACCATTCTGATTGATGTGGACGATGCGGAAACATCTGAACTTTTGTTCAGAATTGTTCAGGATTTAGAACTGAAGTGCAGAGTGTACGCCACCACACGGGGAAAACACTTCTTGTTCAAGAACTGTGGTGTTAAAAAAAGCTGGACGAAATGCACCTTGGCCGTGGGTATCACCACGGATGGAAAGGTTGGAGCCAATAACAGCTATGAAATCTTGAAGTCCGGTGGCGTGGAACGGCCCATTCTGTATGACTTCCCTGAAGGGGAGATTCAGGAACTTCCCAAATGGCTGACCCCGGTGAAAAGCAACTATGATTTTCCGAACCTTGGGGAAGGTGATGGGCGGAACCAAACCCTGTTCAACTACATTCTGACCCTTCAGAGTGACGATTTTACCAAGGAAGAAGCCCGTGAATGTATCAGGCTGATTAACCGTTATGTGCTGAAGAAGCCACTTTCCGACAAGGAACTTGATGTGATCCTTCGGGATGATGCCTTCAAGAAAACATCCTTCTTCCGGGATAAAACCTTCCTGTTTGATAAGTTCGCCACCTACCTGAAAAACAACAACCATATTGTGAAGATCAATAACCAGCTTCACATTTACAAGGATGGTATCTATGTTTCCGGTGCCGGTGAGATTGAAGGGGCCATGATCAAGCTGATCAGCAACCTGAAACGGGCGTGGCGTTCGGAAGTCCTGTCCTATCTGGAAATCATGATTGAGGAAAACACCAAGGCCACCAACCCGAATATCATTGCTTTCAGCAACGGCCTTTACAATATCCGGGATGGTTCTTTCAAAGAGTTCACCCCGGATGTGGTCATTACAAACAAAATTCCGTGGCCGTACAACCCCGCCGCCCATGATGATCTGTTGGATCATACCTTGAACCGGCTGGCCTGTGATGATCCTGAAGTTCGGGCCTTGCTGGAAGAAATGGTGGGCTATTGTATGTACCGCCGCAACGAACTTGGCAAAGCCTTCATCCTGATTGGCGATAAGAGCAACGGCAAATCCACCTTCCTTCATGTGGTGAAGAACCTTCTTGGAGATCAGAACATTGCTTCCCTTGACCTGAAGGAATTGGGTGATAGGTTCAAAACCGCTGAACTATTTGGCAAGCTGGCGAACATCGGTGATGATATTGGTGATGAATTTATTGCCAATGCTTCCGTGTTCAAGAAGCTGGTCACGGGTGATCGGGTGAATGTGGAGCGCAAAGGCCAAGATCCTTTTGAGTTCAACAATTATTCCAAGTTCCTGTTCAGCGCCAACAATATTCCCCGTATCAAGGACAAAACCGGAGCCGTTCAGCGGCGTTTGGTGATCGTTCCCTTCGATGCCAAGTTCACCCCCAATGATGCAGACTTCCGCCCATTCATCAAGGATGAACTGTGTGAACAGGGTTCAATGGAATATCTGGCCTTGCTTGGCCTTCAGGGGTTGAAGCGGGTTCTTGGGAACGCACAGTTCACCACTTCCAGCAGAGTTCAGGGGCAGTTGGACGAATATGAGGAAAACAACAACCCCATTATTGGGTTCATCAATGAAGTTGGCCTTGACGGGATTGAAAATGAAGCCACCGATTCCGTATATCGCCGGTATAAGGAATATTGCATTGCAAACAACTTCCAAGCCCTTTCCAAGATTGAGTTTTCCCGGCAGATCACAAAACGCTGTGGCTTCACAACGGTTCCAAAGTGGATCAGAAACCGGAAAACCCGTGTATTTGTGAAAGGCGGTGACACAGAATGAGTGGTTCCAAGAAGGTGTTCACCACATTAGGCAGTTCCAACCATGTTCCTGAAGAGCGAGAAGCATTTGATTACTACGCCACCGATCCAAGGGCCGTGGAAATGCTTCTGGAACTGGAACAGTTTTCCCCGGTCATTTGGGAACCGGCCTGTGGTGAAGGCCACATTTCCAAGGTACTTCAGGCCCACGGTTATGAAGTCATTTCAACCGATTTGATTTACCGGGGCTTCGGTGATCCTGAACCGCTGGATTTCCTGAAGGAAACGCTGGACGATTTTGAAGGCGATATAATCACAAACCCGCCGTATTCAATGGGGCTTGAATTTGTTCAAAGGGCGCTTGAAAGCGTCCGCCCCGGTGGGAAAGTGGCTATGTTCCTGAAGGTTCAGTTTTTGGAGGGGCAAAAACGGGGTGAGTTCTTCAGACATACCCCCCCCCGAAAGGTTTATATCAGCCGTTCCCGGCTGGCCTGTTATAAAAACGGTGATATGACCGGGAAACCGGAAAGCGCCATTGCCTATGCGTGGTATGTGTGGGAAAAGGGCTTCACCGGTGATCCGGTGATCAAATGGTTCAACTGAAAGGACGGTGCTGAATGGCCCACAAATATTCCAAGTTCAAGAACAAAAACATTCCCTATGCCAAGGTTGGGCGGCGAGTGTTCAATAGTCTGTTTGATGCAGAAACCTTTTGCACCGAACACGGCCTTGATGTCAATTTAGCTATTGAATATCGGGATGATCCTGAATTGAAAAATAACATTCAAACAATCGCCCAATACCAGAAGGCCATTCTTCAGGAATGTTTAGACCGGCTGAAGGCCCGTGCTGAAGCCTTGGTTCAAGAAATCAACCGGTGTAATGCTGATTTGGAAAAGTGCCACCCGCTGGATCGTGGTTTCTTGACGGATCGGCGGAATGAAGCCATTGCAAAGCATACGGGTACAATGGAAGCCCGTGAGATTGTGGCCGGATTGAAAAACAATTTAGAAAGGTTGACTGGTTGGCATGATTAAAGACAGCGGTGAACGCACCGAGTTTGGAACCGGCGCTGTTCGTGATATGCACAGCGGCAAAGGCCGCATGGATTTACTTCCGTGGGAAGCCTTGGTGGAGGTTTCCAAGCATTGTGAAGAAGGGGCCTTGAAGTATGGTGAACGGAACTGTGAAAAAGGTATTCCCATTCACAGCCTGATTGATTCGGCCTTCCGTCACCTTGCCAAGTACATGATGGGGATGGACGATGAACCCCACCTTCGGGCGGCTTGCTGGAATTGCCTGTTCGCCCTTTACATGGAAATCAAGCACCCGGAACTTCAGGATATTCCAGCACGAATGAAGGCCCCGGTTCCCCAAATTCCCAAAATCAAGGCGGCTTCGGAGCCGTGCCGCCGATGCAAACACCGTGACTGCTTCGGGGATGAATTTCCCTGTGATGAATGTGTTCACAGACAGAATGGCACCAATGATATGTTTTACCCGGCAGATTGTAAGGAGGATGCAGAACAATGAAAATTATCAAGCCTGATGTGCAGTTCATCACCCCGATTGATGGGGCCACTATTCTGAAGCGGCTGGAACAATGTGGCCGTGTCTGCTACAAGTCCGAGGATAAGATCACGGAAGGTTCCGCTGAAAAGTTCGTTGCCGGGATCATCAAGCGTGGACATGAAGCGGTTCTGGAACATTGTTCCTTCACGGTGAAGTTCATTTGTGATCGTGGGGTTTCTCATGAGATCGTCCGCCACCGGATGGCTTCTTACTGTCAGGAATCCACCCGCTATTGTAATTACGGCAAGGGCAAGTTCGGTGAGGAAATCACGGTGATTGAACCTTGCTTCCTTGAACCCGGTTCCAGAGCCTATGACTATTGGCGGGATGCCTGTGAGGGGGTGGAAATTCGCTATTTTGATATGCTGGCGGAAGGATGCACACCGCAAGAAGCCCGTTCGGTTCTTCCCAACAGCCTGAAAACGGAAGTGGTCATGACGGCCAACATTCGTGAATGGCGGCATTTCCTGAAGTTGCGCTGTTCACCCGCCGCACACCCGCAGATGCGGGAAGTGGCCCTGATCCTGTTGGACAAGGTTCACGCCCTGATTCCGGTTTGCTTCGATGATATTTGGAGTGAATACCATGCCGATGTTTAAGAAGTCCGGTGGTAAAATTTTCGCCGTTCAGTTCAACAAAGCTGAAGAACGGGCCTTGGATCAGGAAATCAAGAAACAGATTGTGGAAAATGATCGGGCCTTTGACATGGACAAAGAATCATCCATCCTGTGGATGCTTCACACCCAATTTGGCTTTGGCCCAAAGCGCCTGAAGCTGGCGTGGAAGCTGTTCTATGCCGAAACCTTGAAGCTACGGGAACATTACCTGATGGAACAAGCCGATGATGGGTGGTTGGCCCGTAAAAAGCTGAAGGACATTGGGTGTGACATTGAAGAATGGTACAGAGAAGAAGGAGGGAAAACCGATGCCTAAACCTTGGGAAAATGCTGAAGGGTATCATGATCCGACAGCCTACCACGGCACAAAGAACATCATTCGTGACGAGGATGAACAGCAGAAGCGGGTGAACACCCTGATCTTCGTCCTGAAGTACATCACCCGTTTGGCGGGGTTTGAACTTCTGAACCGCATTGAAATCAAAGACCGTAAGACCGGGAGGGAATACAAATGAAAGAGCCATTCAAGTGTTGTTGGAATTGCCGCCTTGGTGGAATACGCCTTCACCTGTCAGATAAAAAGCAAGACGATGAATCCGCCGTAACTGAAAGATTGTGTATGTCACTTACTGAAATGCTACTCCATCCCGGAAAAGTTGGCCCTTCAAAAAATCCGTACATTGTTCGTGACTGTCCTGAATTTTATTCCAGACCTTCAGAAATCAATTTTGGGCATGAAATAAGTGAAGCAGAAGCTAAAAAATTGAACACCATGACCGTTGCTGAACGGTTGAAATATTGGTGGAACACCTTGAACGCCTAACCAGTATTTCTTCAATAGGGGTTGGAACAGGTGTGGAACAGGTATGGAATAGATGTTTTTTCTATATCTGTTCCGCACGAAAACCCTTTATTTTCAAGGCTTTTTCAGTTGTTTTCAGGGAACGGAACAGATGGAACAGATGTAAATATACTTTCTTCTTATTAAGAAAAAAATATATAAGAAATGTGTATATAAGGAACTGCCCGTTTTATCTGTTCCATGCGTTCCAAAGTCCTGAAACCACTTGATTTTTCAGCATTTATTAACGGTACAGATGCAATGAAAACGGAACAGATCACCGCAGAAAGGATGTGTTACATAGTGAATGACAAAGACCTTTCCCAACAGGCTAAAGAATACTTTGCCCAAATCAGGAAAACGGATCGTTTGATCAACCGGCTTGATAGCACCATTGTAACCTTACGTTCCAGCTTGACTTCTACCGGAAGCCAACTGAAACAGGACAAGGTTCAGACTTCAGGCCCCAAGAATACCCTTGAAGAAACCATCACCAAGATTATTGATCTTGAAGCCAAGATCAATGCCCGGATTGATGAACTTGTGAGCATGAAACAGGAAGCGTTCACCATGATCAACCGGATTCCTGACCTTGATCAGCAAAATATTCTGATCGGGCGCTATATTCAGTTGAAAAAATGGGAAGATATTTCTGAAGAACTGAATTATTCTATGCAATGGGTTTTTGAACTTCACGGAAAGGGTTTACTTGCTTTTGCCAAGGCAAACAGCGACTTTCTAAACAACCGAGAAAACCAGAGTGCTACCGGTTCCAAACAGAGTAAAGAATCGGTAGAATAGTAAATAAGAAATTGCGCCTACGGGAAACCGGGGCGCTTTTTCTATGCCTGATGAAAGGGGTGAATACCTGTGACACCAAGACAGCGGAAGTTCTGTGATGAATACCTGATCAGCGGCAATGCTACGGATGCGGCAATCAAGGCGGGGTATTCGCCCAAGACCGCAAAGCAGACGGGTTCTGAAAACCTTGCAAAACCTGACTTGAAAGCGTACATCGAAACCGAACTTGAAAAACTTCATTCGGCCAAGATCGCTGATGCTGAAGAAGTCATGAAATACCTGACTTCGGTAATGCGGGGTGAACATACTGAAGAAATCCCGATCCTGTGCGGTGACGGTTGCCAAGAGTTGACGCAGAAAGAGGTTGGAGCCAAGGAAAGACTGAAGGCCGCTGAACTGATCGGCAAGCGTTATGGTATGTTCACGGACAAGGTAGGTGTGGAAGGGGCCGTTCCGGTGATTATCACGGGGGATGATCAACTTGAAGATTAGCCCACAGGCCAAGCGGGTTCACCTTCCTGAAGTGGTTGGCAAGGGTTACGGAACCTTCTGGAACTTCAAAGGCCGTTACCGGGTGTGTAAGGGAAGCCGTGCTTCCAAGAAATCCAAGACCACGGCCCTGAACATCATCAAACGGATGATGCAATACCCGGAAGCCAATACCCTTGTGGTTCGCAAGGTGTTCAGAACCTTGAAAGATTCCTGTTTCACTGAACTGAAATGGGCAATCAACCGCCTTGGGGTTTCAGCCTATTGGGAAATCAAGGAAAGCCCCCTTGAAATGACCTACCTTCCCACCGGTCAGAAGATTTACTTCCGGGGCCTTGATGACCCCCTGAAGGTCACTTCAATTACGGTTGAAATTGGCTATCTGTGCTGGTGCTGGATTGAAGAAGCATACGAAATCATGAATGAAGCTGATTTTGATATGCTGGATGAATCCATCCGTGGTGCTATCCCGGAAGAAACCGGCCTGTTTAAGCAAATCACGCTGACATTCAACCCGTGGAACGAAAAGCATTGGATCAGGAAACGCTTCTTCGGTGAAGTCACCGGCAAGGATGCCCAAGGGAACCCCACATACAAGTTCCATGATAGCTGGATCAGCCCAGATGGGCAGATTTACGCCACAACCACCAATTACCTTTGTAATGAATGGCTGGACACAGCGGATTTGAAGGTGTTCAACACCATGAAGGAAAACAACCCCCGCCGCTACAAGGTGGCTGGCCTTGGGGGTTGGGGCATTGTGGATGGCCTGATTTTCGATAATTGGCGGGAAGAAGCCTTTGATTATCTGGCTATTTCCAAGAAGCCTGATGTGAAAAGCGCCTTCGGCCTTGACTTCGGTTATACCAACGATCCCACGGCCCTATTCTGTGGGCTGGTGAGTGAGAAGGAAAGAACCATTTGGGTTTTTGATGAACTGTATGAAAAGGCCCTGACAAACCGGGCAATCTGTGACCGGATCACCGGCATGGGCTACGGCAAGGAACGGATCAAGGCCGATTGTGCCGAACCCAAGAGCATTGATGAATTGCGGGATGCTGGCCTTCATCGCATCAGAGCCGCCCGGAAGGGCAAGGACAGCGTGAACAACGGAATCCAGTACATTCAGGGTTACACCATCATTGTTCATCCCCGATGCGTGAACTTCATCACAGAGATTTCAAACTACACATGGGCAGAAGATAAGTTCGGGGCCAAGATCAATGTTCCCATTGATGATTTCAACCACCTTATGGACGCTATGCGTTACGGGCTGGAAGATATGTTGGTTGGCCCCGCCTTCAGCTTCGACTAATAACATGATAGTAACAAAACACACGAAAAACGCACGGTTTCCGTGTGTTTGCGTTTATTAAGCAATGAAGAAAGGCGGTAAGTGAATATGTTTCTGGATAACGCTATGGAGCGTATCAACCGCCTGATCCTTCAGGGTGGGCGAACCGGCATGACTGAAAATCAGTTCTTCGCCGCTGAAATCAAGGAATGGAAGAATAGTCAGCGCCGCAAGGATCAGGTTATGGGTGATCTGTACTATGAAGGACAGCATGACATTCTTCAGCGTCAGCGCACAATCATTGGTGAAAACGGTCAACTTCAGGTGGTGACGAACCTTCCGAACAACCGCCTGATTGATAACCAATATGCCCTGATGGTGGATCAGAAAACCAACTACCTTGTGGGCAAGCCCTTTACCCTGAACTGTCAGGATAAGGGTTACACGGATGCTTTGGGTAAGGTTTTCAACAAACGGTTTTACCGGTTTCTGAAATATGTTTGTGAAGATGCCCTGAACGGTGGCCTTGGC